GAAGAAAAAAAATTACATAAAAAAAGAAAGTCGGATGTAGTGTGGTTAGATGACCGATGGATTTATAAAGAAATTCAACCATACATACATGAAGCAAATTTTCAGGCGGGGTGGAATTTTCAGTGGGACTGGTCCGAACAAATTCAGTTTACTAAATATAAAGTAAAAGGGTATTATGGTTGGCATTCTGATTCTTTTCATAAACCATATGAAGATACAACAGATATAAACTTTCTTGGTAAAATAAGAAAATTATCTGTAACTTGTCAACTAAGTGATAGTGTAGATTATAAAGGAGGGGAACTAGAGTTTCAACCTAGGAATAAAGATAATCCAAACCTGACTATTCAGTGTAAGGAAATATTACCTAAAGGATCGATTATTGTTTTTCCTTCTCACGTGTGGCATAGAGTAAAACCAATAACGAAAGGTATTCGACACTCTTTAGTTTTATGGAATTTAGGTTATCCTTTTAAATAATGAAAAAATATAATTTTAAAAAAGACGGATTTACTATTATTAGAAAAGCTATCGACCCTAAGATTGCTGACTTTGTTTATAATTATTTTTTAATGAAAAAACAGGTTACTGAAACATTTTTTAAAAGTAGGTATATTTCTCCTTTTGAAGAATCGTGGGGAATATTGGGAGATATTCAATGTCCAAAAACATATTCTCATTATGCTGATATTGCTATGGAACTTTTATTACTTCAAACTCTACCCACTGTTGAAAAAAATGTTAAATTAAAACTAAATCCAACTTATTCTTATGCTAGAGTGTATACACAAGGGGATGAATTAAAAAGACACACAGATAGATATAGTTGTGAAATATCTGCAACTGTAAATTTAGGGGGTTCTATGTGGCCCATTTACATTGATCCCACAGGTAAACAAGGACAAGCTGGTATTAAAGTAGATCTTAAACCAGGAGATATGTTAATATATAAAGGAGATAAACTAGAGCATTGGAGGGAAAAATTTAATGAACAGACATGTGTTCAAGTTTTTTTACATTACAATAATAAACTATTGGAAAATAAAGATAATATATTTGATAGACGACCACATTTAGGCTTGCCTGCTTGGTTTAAAGGCTTTAAATTTACCTAAGAATGTAGTAGAATAATATTTTGGCGGGAGATTCCACCACATCGTCTCCTGCCTAAATATTATAGGATTTTTATGTTACAAAAATTAGGTTTTTTACCGGGATTTAATAAACAGGTTACATCAACAGGCGCTGAGTCTCAGTGGACTGGTGGTGAAAATGTGCGTTTTAGGTATGGTACACCAGAAAAAATAGGTGGTTGGAACCAATTAGGCGGTAGTAAATTAACTGGTGCAGCTAGAGGTTTGCATCACATGGTTAATAAAGAGGGTATTAAATATGCTATTATTGGCACAAATAGAATTTTATATGCTTACACAGGAGAAGTGTACTATGATATACATCCACTAGTTAATCCATCAGGAACAGCTATTACAAATGCATTTAGCACATCTAACGGATCACCTATTGTTACAATTACATTTAGTGGTGCACATAATTTTGAAGAAGGTGACATTATATTATTTGGTGAAACAAGTACTTTTAGTTCTATTACAAATTCTAATTTTACCGATACAGATTTTTGTGATAAAAAATTTATGGTAACAAGTGTAACTTCTTCTACCACTTTAACTATTACAATGGATAGTAATGAAAGTGGATCAGGAGCTACAACTTCTGGCGGTATAACTTATTTTCAATATTATCATGTAGGCCCAGCAGAACAGGTTGGGGTTTTCGGTTATGGAATATCACAATGGGGTGGAACATCTACTTCTCCTCAAACAACAACTTTAAATGGTGCATTATTAAATGACGCTAATGGTACCGGTGGATCTGGAACCAGTATTACATTAACATCTACACTTAATTTTCCAACAACAGGAACAAATTTTATTCAAGTAGGAACCGAAGAAATTTCTTACACAGGCGTATCTGGAAATGATTTAACAGGTATTACAAGAGCTGTAAGGGGAACAACCAGAGCTGCTCACAGCACCGGTGCTACTGTAACTGATTACAGCAATTATTCTGGTTGGGGTCAGTCATCAGCTAACACAGATACCGTTGCAGAACCTGGTATGTGGGCATTAGATAACCTGGGTAGTACACTTATTGCTTTAATATTTAATGGAGAATGTTTTCAATGGGATGCAGATGCTACAAACGCTACAAACACTAGGGCCACAATTATATCAGGTGCACCAACAGCATCACGTGATATGTTAGTATCAACACCTGACCGTCACTTAGTATTTTTTGGAACAGAGACAACTATCGGTGATAAAACAACTCAAGATGATATGTTTATACGTTTCTCTTCTCAAGAAAATATTAATGACTACACACCCACAGCTGAAAATAGTGCTGGTACACAAAGACTGGCCGCCGGATCACGGATCATGGGAGCTGAACTTGGTAGGAATGCATTATATGTTTGGAGTGACACAGCTTTATTTACTATGAGGTTTGTTGGAACTCCTTTTACGTTTGCCTTTGAACAAGTTGGTACAAACTGTGGATTGATTGGTATGAATGCAGCCGTTGAAGTTGATGGTGCTGCGTATTGGATGTCTGATAATGGTTTTTTTAGATACACTGGTAAGCTAGAATCTATGGACTGTTTGGTAGAAGATTATGTTTATGACAATTTAAATACAACATCTAATCAATTTGTTTATGCAGGAATAAATAATTTATTTGGAGAAGTTACTTGGTTTTATCCAGAAGATGGATCTAATGTTAATACACAATCAGTTACTTATAGTTATTTAGATTCAACACCTAAACGACCTATATGGTTTGTAAATGCAAGTCCTTTATTTATTAGAACTACATGGCAAGACTCCTCTGTTTTTGGTTTACCTCATGGAACTCAATATGATGCAGACACGGATACATCTTTTGACGTAACAGGAAACACAGAAGGAGTTTCATATTACTATGAACATGAAACAGGAGTTAACCAAGTTAGACTTGGGGTAACCACAGCTATTCCAGCTAATATTACATCAGGTGATTATGATATTACACAAAAAGTTGTAAGAGGGGCTGCAACTAATTTAGGTGACCTTAGAGGTGATGGTGAAAACATTATGAGAGTAAGTAGAATTATACCTGACTTTATATCACAACAAGGAAGTGCTATTATACAATTAGATTTAAGAAATTATCCTAATAATACATCATCAAGTTCATCATTAGGTCCTTTTACAGTAACAACAAGCACAGATAAAGTAGATACACGTGCAAGAGCAAGAGCTATAGCTCTTACAATATCCAATACTGCTGTAGATACCAGTTGGAAATTAGGAACTTTTAGGTTAGATATACATGCTGGAGGAAGAAGATAATGATAGATAAAAGAATGCTGTATTCGCAAGGTCAACGAGTTACTAAATCGTTAGATGGCTCAAGACCAGGGTATCGTGGTTCTGATTACGGAGATCAGTCTTACAGTAGAGGTGCTTATAGTAGTCCTAGTAGTAGTAAAAGTTATAGTAAAAGTTATAATCCTGGAGCTGGAGGTGTAGTTGATCACACACCACAAAATACTGGTTCTAGAAGCAATGAAGACAGAAGCAGTGCATTACAAACTTATAATCACAACATAGCAACAGGTCAGGGAGATAAAAATCCAATTGGACCAGTTCAATTAAATGAAAGAGAACAAGCTTTTCAAAATTTTTTAGATTATAGAAAACCAGTTAAGTTATATGGTTTAAGTAAACTTTTTGAAGGACCAGCACAAGTTTTTTCTGATTGGAGTGCATCAAAAAACAGACCTCATTTTGAAAAAGTTATTAGAGCCGGTAGAATTCCAGGATTAAGTTTTGGTATGACTCAACAACAATTTGAAGATGCATATCAAAGTTATATGGCAAATAGACTATCAGGTAAAACAGATGCTTACGGTAATCCAATGCAAGGTTTTCAATATGGTGATGATAATGTTCTTACAGGAAGGTTTGACAATTCAAAAGGTGACGGTATTATGAGTGTAGATGTTGATGAAACTACTGACGACACTACTGACGACACTACAACAGATAATGAATTAATTTTAAGATTTTTAGGAGCGGATAGTACACTAGATCCAGCTGCTGCAGGTTTAGCAAGCACTGAGGAATTACGTAATATGTTATTAGAACGAGCTAAAAATTTATATAAAACATAATGGCTAAAATAGTACAAACATTAACTAGGGCAAGCTCCGAGTATGAGGAAGACGTGGCACAATCTTTAGTTAGAGATTTAGATGCGGTGTTAGAGAAATTAAACACTACATTTCAAGAAGAATTAAAACAAGAGATAGAAGCTAGAAGCTTCTTTTTAGATTAATGGCAGTAGTAAACCAATATAAATTTGCAGGTATAGATAATAGTACAAGTGGTAGCGCTCTCACACCATTAGGTGCTAGTGTTCCTGCAGTTAATGAAACTGTAGTTATTAAATCTATACTTGTTACTTCAGCTGGAACTCCAAGTGTAACGGTTCTTAACAATAGTATTACAGCTATTAAATCAGCAGCACTTACAGCAAATGTTACAACAGAATTATTAACTCAACCGCTAATAGTAGAAGGTGGTAAAACTTTTACAATGCAATCGAGCACATCAGATTCGTTTGATGTAGCTATTAGCTATCTAAACATTAAGAAAGAGGTAACAACATAATGAAAGTATATGACGCTAAAGTAGAAGAAACATATAGACACAAAGAAACTGGAGAAGTTTTTAAGACAAGAAAAGACTGGGAAACCAAAGGGTATAAGGCAGAAGAAATGGCGCAAGACGTAAAAGTTATTATGCCTCCTCTTGATTTGTTCAGTAAAACAAAGTAAACTAGTAAAACCATGGGAATAGAAGATATACAAATTTCAGAAGAACTAGAGACTAACGCACCATCTATAAAGTATAGTGGTAATGAAGGTCCTAAATCTCCACAACAAATGGAACAAATGATGATGGCTTCAGCGCCAGATCCAATGGATGAGAGAAATAGCATGATGGAAACTATTGCAATGCAAGAATTTGGTAAACCTTTATCAGATTTAAATGAAGATGAAATTATTCAAATAGAAATATTTATGGAGGAAATGGATACTTATGGTAGCTCTTCTATAATGGACAAATACAAAAGATATATTCAAGAAATGATTAATACAGGTAATAAACCTCTTGATTTTGAAGAATTTAAAAAAATGATTGAAGAATCAGAAAAAACTATAGCAAAACCATTACCAAATGATCCAACAAAACCAGTTAATCCTTTTGCACCTAAACCCACAGGACCTGTATTACCTGACAGACAGATGGCAGCGTATGGTGGTATCATGGGTATGGATGGTAGACGTCAATATGGAATAGGAAGTTCACTTAAAAAAGCATTTAGAAAAATTATACCTAACGAAGTAGCAGAGATTGCAGTTAAGGCTGCACCATTCGTTGCACCGTTTAACCCGCTAGCTGCAGGTTTAATGTCAGGTATAGGTAGCTTTGATCAAACAGGTAGAATAGGTTCATCACTTAAATCAGGATTAATGAATTATGCTATGGGTCAAGGTGCAAGATATTTAGGTGGAGCGGATTTTCAAAAAGGTATTAATCCTTTTAAAGGACCTAATTATGGTTTTAGTATGCCAACAGGTGAAGGTGGTATAAAAAATTTATTTAAAGATAAAGCAAGTGTTCCAATAAAACAAAGTGATGGAACATATAAAATGTCTACTTTTACTGATGATTTTGCACCGTCTGGTGAGACAGGAAATAAATTATTTAAACCTAGATCAACTTTTGATGCTATTAAAGAAGATGAATTAATTTTCAAACCACAAAATTTAATTAATGAAACAGCCGGAGGTGAGCTTAAATCTAAAATTATGGAATACGTTCCAACATCTTTAGCTGATTTAACAAATGTTAAAAAACTTATAGGTGGCGCAGGCATTGTAACTGCAGCAACTATGTTGTTAGGTGGTGGTGAAGATGAAACTGTATCAGCAATCATGGACCGTGGTGAAGGTATGGATGTAGCCGCTATTAGAGCAGAAGTACAAGAAGCTTTTGCAGATAAAACTGGTGAAAAGCTAGCAGCACTAAGAGTTAAATATCCTTATTTAGGTAGAGCTGACACTAAAGATTTTGCTATGGGTGGTAGAATTGGTAAAGCCGAAGGTGGAATCATGGACCTTGATGGTATGGAAAAAGACTATAGAAACACTGGTGGTTTTGTAGACCTTGGAGCTAAAGAAAGAGCTGACGATGTGCCTGCAAGATTAAGTGTAAATGAGTTTGTATTTACTGCAGATGCTGTTAGAAACGCAGGTGGTGGAGATATAGATAAAGGCGCAGAAGTTATGGAAAACATGATGAAACATTTAGAACAAGGTGGACAAGTATCTGATGAGTCACAAGGTATGGCTGGCGCACAACAGATGTTTGAAACATCGGAAAGATTAAGCGAGGTAATATAATGGCTGTACAACAAACACAAGCACTCCCACCACAATACGTAGAAGATCTACAGAAAGATTTAGGAACACAGTTAACAGCGTTAACTGCTGCACCATTAGCTACTGATAAATTTGCACCTAAAGTTGCTGGATTAGACCAAGCGCAACAAGATGCATACACAATGGCTACAACTCCAAAACAAGGGATAGGGGCATTTCAAGATTATATAACACAAGCAGGAGCGTACGATACAGCAGCTGCAGGTTTATCAGGAGCTGGAGCTTACAAACCTTTTATGTCTCCGTATCAACAAGACGTAATTGATGCAACACTTGCAGAATATGATTCACAAGCTGCACAAGGTTT